CAGGAAGTTCGTATTGCTTACGCACATTCTTTTTTAATTCTGTTGTGCAGCGCGCGCCGCCTACGCCAATTAGCCAGCCCGTTTTATCAAACACGTCAAAGATGTCTGTGTACTTAGCTGACTTCAGTAACTTAATTTCTTTACCAATCCACTTAGCAACGTCATTTAAGAATCGCATGTTGTCTGGATGTTCGTATGCAAGCGTGTCGCAATACAACACCTCGCAGTCTGGGTACTTCTCTACGGCCATCTTAGCCGCAACGGCGCTAGCTGCGCCGCAGGAAAACCATACAAGTGTTCGCATTTTATTTTTCCAGTAGGCGGGGCGTCAATTTGGTCGTTGCTAACTGTGCGTTGGAAGGCAAGAAAAACACGCACTTACGACATCCTTGAATGCTTGCCTAACCGCCCCTGAACCTTACTCTTCTGTCTTTGGCAATTGTGGAATAGCTTGAGCGCGAATCTCAGCGATCAGGCCTTCGACCTGTTCGTAAGGTTGACGACCAAGCATACCCATAATTACATTGACTTGTTCAATTGAAAGGGTCAAGTCAATCATGCGGCACCTCTACGACGACGTGCGGGTGCTGCTTCAATAGCCGACGCTACTGCGGGCTCTGCTACTTCGCCGTCCATGCCAACCCACTCGACAATCTGAAAGATCGGCGTGTAGATGCGGCCATAGCTCTTATGCTGATAGTGTTCCTTTTTGAGCAACACAACAGGCACAGGCTTGCTTTGGTCAACATCGACTTGGTTTGCGATGGCCACGGCCAACGCTTGCACCGAGCGCTTACCGCCGACGGAAGTCACGGTGTAACGCGCTTCCATCCCTTCGTCTTCGCCGGAGACACACTTAAGCGACATACCGACTTGCGTCTCCCAGCCGCGCTTGGCACCAGGAGGCGGTGAGTCAAGCTCAGGCAACGGCTCGGACACTGACACCATCTTCTCGCCCAACACTTCACCCTCGCCCCAAGCAATAAAGCCGTGAACGAATGAGAAAGGATTGATCGCCCAACGAGCGTCGTCTTCGGCTTCGGTCTGGTCTGCACCAAATACCCAATGGCCTGTCTTGTCCATCTTAATGATGACCGAGCCAAGCGTGCCCACATCTTGCTCAAGCGCGCGCAGCGACTGAGAGAGTGACGAAACAGCGGGGAGGTTTGCGGATTTAAAAGTTGCGATATTAGACATTTTAGATTACCTTAAGTTTAGATAGAACCTTTGAGAGGTTCAAGATTGCTGGGCGAGGATCATCCTCGTTTGCCAGCGTATTGCCCGATGAAACCGATACGGCTAGTTCCTGCGGGAAATTCTTTTTGCCGACCAACTTCTCGGCCTGAGCGACAGATATTAGCTTACTTTCAAAAGCTTTGTCGCCTAAAAATTTTATTGCGTCGTCTTCGTTAGCCCATTGACGTGTGCCACGCTTGGCAACCAACTTGTAGCCAGACACTGGGACATCGTTCTCAAGCATAGTGAACGCCATCTCACGCACAGACTTAATGAAGTCTTCAATTTGATCGGCTTGTTGCAAGTAATGCCCAATCTGGGTTGCGTCAATGGTCTGCAAGCTTGTCTTCATAAAACGATCAACTTCACCTGTCATCTTGGGACACACGGGCTTGGCCGCACACCACCGGCAGTGGTCGCCCGCGTTAAAGTCTGCCTCGGGGCGCTGCGATGCTTTGACAGCTAATACCAGATCACGCTCAAATTTCGCAATGCGCTCGGGTGTTGTGACCCAACGACGCGTCATAGGGGGCTGCACAATAATGATTTCAATTTCTGTTGCGCCGTCAAACACCCATTGCGTGTCAGGCGTACGCATGGCGGCGGCTGAGTAGAACATCCCTTGGGCGTTCTCTACTGCATCAACCACCACACCATCACCAAACTTCCAATCCAAAACAATGGCCCGATTACCAATGCGACCAAGCAGATCAGCAGAGCCAAACACCCCAGGCAGGAGATCGCCAAAACCCACGCGGCTCTCCACAGCAAACTCCATACGCTTGTCAGGATCGATCTCGTCAAGTGCAGCAAGTGCAACGGCAATCTTGTCATCGTAAAGCTCCTGCGTAAGTATGATTCCATTGTATTCCATGCCGATTACGCGCTCGACTTTACCGTCTAAGAGCATAGCAATTGCGTCGTGCAATAGCGTCCCACGGTCAGCGTGTACGCTAGATGGCTTAGGCGGCATCTTGGCACATAAGTTAACGGAAGCGGGGCACGCCATCACGCGCTTGGCGGTCGAGCCGCCGACAATTGAACTATGCAGCATTGCGGGCCTCCATCATTACATCGGCATACTTATACGCAACGTCAACAATAGCGTTAGGCGAAAGAGGTGGGTTTGCTGTAAGAAGTCCTTGCATAGCCGCAGCAGCAAAGTAATCGCGTAATGTCATGCCTTGGACGACGTCTTTAGCAGACCAAGTAGGGAAGGCGGGTGTGTTCATAGTGTAGTCTCCTGTTGTGAATTTGTATTTGACATCATTTTGTTTTTGTTGTCAAATACTTTTTATGCGTGAATCAGAAATCGAGGCGTACTTCAAATGGTCGGTCGAAATGGTCGGTGGCATCACTTACAAGTTCACATCGCCATCGCATCGGGGCGTCGCCGATCGTATAGCGTGCCTGCCCGATGGGCAGACGTGGTTCGTGGAGTTGAAGACCAAGGGTGGCAGGCTTTCACCACTCCAAAAGTTATTCGCCGCGGAAATGGTAAGACTTAAACAAAATTACACATGTCTATGGACTAAGGAGCAAGTAAAACAATGGGTCTTAACTATTACAACGAAATAGATTTATACGCCGCCGAATGGTTGCGTAACCTAATTGCGGCTGGGCATATCGCGCCAGGCGACGTAGACACAAGGAGTATTGTGGATGTTAAAGCAAACGATCTTAAAGGATATACCCAGTGCCATTTCTTCGCAGGAATCGGCGTCTGGAGCCACGCTTTGCGAAACGCAGGATGGTCAGACGACCGACCTGTCTGGACAGGCAGTTGCCCCTGCCAACCCTTTAGCATCGCCGGATCAGGCGCCGGCGTCACTGACGAACGACACTTGTGGCCAGCATGGTTTGAACTTATCCAGCAGTGCCGACCTGACGTTATCTTTGGCGAACAAGTTGAAAGCGCGATTAAACACGGATGGCTCGATCTTGTTCAAAATGACTTGGAAAGAGAAAATTATATCGTCGGGGCTGCAGGTATTCCTGCTGCGGGCGTCGGTGCGCCGCATATCCGACACAGACTGTACTTCGTGGCGCAGTCCTCAAAAGTCGGACGGGGAGGGCGGCGTAATGGAGATACGCCCAGGGACAGCGGGCAAGTACAAACTGAGGGACGAGGCGCATCTAGCGAGTTGGCCGACCACATCGACGCGGGATCACAAGGGGGGTTATGTGGGGGGCCGGATAAGGAACGGCAAGATCAGCACGGACACACTGGACGTTACGGCACAATTGGCTTCTGGGGAGCCGCCGATTGGATTGACTGCACCGACGGCAAAACGCGCCCAGTTGAACCCAGCACATTCCCGTTGGCTTATGGGTCTACCGCCAGAGTGGGACGTTTGCGCGCCTACGGCAACGCCATCGTCCCGCAAGCCGCGCAAACCTTTATAGAGGCGTATCTTGAATCTTAGACCCTACCAGAACGAAGCCGCTGACTTCCTGTACGCGCATGACCGTGCAATGGTGTTGGCGCCCGTGGGCGCGGGCAAAACGGCCATTACGCTCACCGCCATGCAAGACGCGCTTGACAAGGGCGTTGTGCACCGGTGGCTGGTGTTGGCACCTAAGCGTGTGGCGACTGACGTCTGGCCAGTTGAAGCCCCTAAGTGGGCGCCTAAGCTTAACATTGCGGTGGCGGTCGGCACACCTAAGCAACGGTTAGCAGCACTTACGGCCGATGTGGTTGTCACCAACTACGACAATCTGCAATGGTTAGCCAAGCAAGAATTGGACTTTGATGGCGTGGTGTTTGACGAGCTGACACGACTTAAGAACCCGTCAGGCGCGCGGTTCAAGGCGCTCTTTAAGATCATCGACAAGATGCGTGTGCGTTGGGGGTTGACCGGATCGTTTACCTCTAACGGTCTAGAAGACGTGTTCGGCCAATGCAAGATTGTCGATCAATCGTTGCTTGGGCGCAGCAAAGGCGCGTTCATGCAAAAGTATTTTGTGCTGATGAACCCCGAGTATGGCGAGTGGGCACCACGGCTTGGGTCGCTTAAGATGGTCATGGACGTCATTCGCCCTGCAACGTACTTGCTTGAGCCTGGTGAGTATGCAGACAAGCTTGCGCCCTGTCACACGGTCGAGTTGCGCTGCGATATGCCGATGATCGAATACAACCAAATGAAAAAAGATTTTGTGTTGCAGTATGGCGACACGCAAATCGAGGCGGTAAACGCTGCGGTTGTGACAGGCAAGCTGCAACAGATGGCCGCGGGGTTTGTGTACGACACGTCAGTCAAGCCCAACCCGTTAGCGCCAGGCAAGTTTGTGACAACGCAAACGCCTATCTGGTTTAGCCGCCACAAGTTTGAACTACTCGACGATCTAATACAGGAGAACCAACATGCCAACACAATCATCGCGTACACGTACAAGGAAGAGCTCGCCGAGCTCAAGCGCCGCTATAAGCACGCCCTTACCCTTGACGATGACCGCGCTATCGAGCGCTGGAATAAGGGAGAGGTGGAGTTGCTTCTTGTCCACCCCAAGTCAGCCGGACATGGGCTTAACTTGCAGCACGGCGGTTGCCGGATGGTCTTTCTGTCACTGCCTTGGAGTCTTGAATTGTTCGAGCAAACCGTAGGGCGTCTGCACCGCTCAGGCCAGAAGCATGATGTGTGGGTGTATGTACTGCTCACCAACAAAACCGTTGATGAGAAAATTTGGGCGGCGCTACACAACAAGCGCGCCGTGTCTGATATTGCTATGGAGGCGTTGAAATGACCAAACCCGAAAACTGCGGCTCAGGCTTTTGTAGTTGCATAGAATGTCTGTACCCAGAACCCGTAGCCTGGCGCAAGAAAGTCAACGGCGTCTGGCATTATTTTGACGAATCAACCCCTTTCCCTTTTGACGATTGTGAGCCCTTATATGAAAAGAACTGATCTGTACAAAGCCAAGCTCAAAGCAGCAAAAGTTGAGCTAACCATCCGGCAGCGCCAGGCTAACGCCGTCCAGCGCGCATTATTTAACGTCACCTCACGCATTGCAGACTTGGAGCAGAAAATTGAAAACCTGGCGCAGCCTAAATAACGAATTGCATAGCCTAAGCGAGCAAACCGTTTTAGAGCTATTGAACGAAGAACGCGCAACAGCACGGCGCTCATCTATACTAAAGCGGTTGCACCAGCGCTACACGGCGTTACGTGCAGACCGCGAACGTATTGAGATTATGAATGAGGCACGACAGCCATGAAGAACATTGAAACGCTTGCCGACATCGTACGCGAACAACAAGCGCGCGATTACGCCCAAGGCTACGCGCACCCGATTAAAGGCGTAGAAGCCATACTAGAGGAGCGCGGGCGCCGCTACGGTCTGTTTAAGGACCACGCGATGATCGCGCAAACGATAAAAGACATGATGAAACAAGAAGAAGGATGGGCGCGACTTGACCCTGACCAAAAAGAAGCGCTTGAGATGATCGTGCATAAAATTGCGCGCATCCTGAACGGCGATCCTAATTACGCCGACTCTTGGGTTGACATTGCGGGCTATGCTAAATTGGTCGCAGACAGACTTGAAGGCGTTGCGCGATGACAAGCAAGCATCTCGTTAAAGAACAGTTGGCCGCCCGCTACGGCATAGCCAGATTCAAACTGCTGCAGTTGGGGCACACCAACATGCACAGCCGCAAGCGCATCTTGGCGGCTCTTGAAGAGATGTTTGGCCAAAACGATGAGCAGCAGTTGCTAGACGCGTTCTTGCGTCCTGACCCAGTTGAGAAGTTAGACCGCGTTCACCGCAAAGAGTACCGCCCGCCCCTAAGTATGCAACAAGCGGCGGTGCGGGCGCGCGCAGTACAACCTGACTTAATATCCGTGAGCGGGAGACTTAGGTATGAATACGTTTAAGATTTTTGTCCAAGTGGATGACAACCGCGAAGACAAAATTTGTAGGTGCGAGCACATACCCTTG